CGCCCACATTGAGCCGGTCACGAATTTGAATTGGACTGGCGCGATTGATGGCGTCGATTGTGTTCTTGAGATTCCAGCCAGCCGTTTCAGCAGCTTCGCGGTCTTTGATATGGGCGAAAAGTTCATGGGGGAGAAAAACTTCCTTCAGCACGCAGATTTGAGCCATGCGCGGGTCTGCTTTGGTGCCGTCCGCGACGAAGCTTTCGTCCTGCTTGAAGTGAAAGGGGAACCAGTGATATTCATCGAGCCACGCGACGATGGTGTGACCGAAAAGCGCGTTGTCGAAAGCAATGTCCTCTATCAGGGTGCGCCAGCCTTTGCGGCCCCGGCAGACCTTGGTGATGGCGGCGCGGAAGCGTTCCGTTTTCTCGGTCGCGTTCTGCCACTTGGAACTGAGGGCGGAGTTGGTAAGATATTTCACGCCGTCGATTGCGGCCACGAAGCGCGGCCCCACTTTTTCAATCATCGAGGGCAACGGCTTCGTGGTGAAGTTCGAGCGCCAGCCTAGTCCTTCAGCCTCCAGCTTGTAGGCGTCATAAGGACGCTCCGCATTATACTTCGCCAGGATGCGGGAGTTGACGATGGACCGATTCCTACCGGCCATGATGACCGTCTTGACCACGTCGCGAGCCATGCCAATATCGCGAATGCTTTTTTGCGTCGGCTCGCCCTTGGAGTCGAGCATGGGAGATTGAATGACCGAGCCCAGGTAGTTTTGAGCGTAAGGCATTACGCCGCCAAGTCCTGCGGTCGGTTGATAAGAAGGTGACGGCATATTATGTCCTCAAATAGTCTCTTCCCGGCGCTGTTTTGGCAACCACACCCTCTTCCACTTTCCAACCGGGCACTTCTCCGTCGCCAGCATCACTTTTGCCATAATCAGACAGCCGCACTTGCCGCAAACACCCTCCTTCGCGAAGTCGCAGCCCTCGCACATTCGGCCCCGCCCGGTGATTACGTGCGCGGGGGCGATAGGGTCGTAGCCATACCATTTTGCATACTGGTTGAGGAAAAACGCTTTTACGAAGGTTAGAAAAAGCATAATCATATTGAGCGCCTCCGCCAGCAGCAGCCGGGCAGTTCCGGATTGTCCACCGTCTGGCTTTCCAGGTGAACGGTAGTGGGCAGGTCTTCTCCCAGCACTTCGCACGCGTGCAGCCGCCCGTCCTGGAAGCGCTTCTGAATTATTTCCTCCCGCAGCACTTTGACTGCGGCCTTGCAAGAGGCGCACCCACCGGGCAGCGAAGTATTTTTCGGGCACCCGGCACACACCTGCGCGCGGTCGCGGGCAAGTTGCGTGTCCACAAATTGATTCCATTTGTCGGCCTTCAGTTTATTCAGCCATTGAATCACGCGGGTCTTCAGCGATGCCTTTTTCGTCTGGACCGCAGTAAGCCCGTTGTCATCCCGGCAGAGGACCGGGTTGCGCTGGCACGCTTGGGCTACAACTTCATTGGGCGGGTCACCTGGGGGCAGCCCGGCGCGCTTACGATACGCTATCACGCGCGCGATGACTCCCTGCCACGTTTGGCCAAAGAGGCGCGCGCCGTCGCTGTCTAAAAAATAATATCCGCCGTGCGGATACACGTTTGGATTGAGTGTCTTCATAAAATTGGTTCCATTGAACCGGGCTGCCGCATGCTGGTATCGAGATAGTCCGACATATTGGTAGCGTCGATTCTCACTCCATTAGAAAATCCTGGCACTGGCCAGTCGTCGGTGTCATCCACCCCGTCAGGAACGTCCACCGATTTCCCGCGCATGGACAAAATGATTCCGCTGCCCTTCCTGGCGGCGTGAACTAAAAGGCTCAGCGCATCCGCTTCGTTAGGCGAGCCAAATCCGCGCGACTCGTAATCGCGTTTGCTTTCCACTTTCGATTTCCCGTTGAGGACCCGGAAGCGTCGATTGGTGAGTTGTTGAGAAAGCTTGGACATATCAAGTTGAGGAGCCAGCATGAGATACCCAAATTCTCCCCACTGCCGCATCGCAAACCACAGGACTGAATACATTCTTTCAAATTGTTCATTTGCTTTCTTTGAGTCCTCCAACATTATTTTCTCTTCGCCCGCGCCCTCCGAATAGTTCACGTCGTGAATGATTGAGGACCACTCGTATTTGATAAGGTCCGCAACGCCTGCGCCGTGGCCGGTTCGGTCGCACGCGTAATACTCCGCCTTGACTCCCGCTTTGCGGTTCATGTCGAGCACAGATTTTTTCATCGCGACGGTGTCCCCCTTGGGGAGAACGAAAAGCTGGTTCGCTTGCAGGCCCCACCTGGGGACAACTCGGTCTCCAGGATTCGGCCCTTTGAACATCACCTTGCGCCCGTTCGGAAATTCCAGACTCGGAGGAAGTTTTATTCCGCTGGCGAGGCCCCACTGGCCCACGATATGAATTGCGTCGTCGCCGCCCTCAAGTGCAAGGTCCGTTGCTGACACCGGCTCCGGCTCACGATACCAAATGAACTCGCCGCGCCACTTGTCCAGCATCCCCGGCGGTATCACGGTAGCTTCGAGGCCCATCGTCGGATACATGCCGCGCCCCATCGTCCGGTAGCCGCTGCCGTTCCTGCCGCCCGCGTTGGCGGCAATGCTGGCCAGACCTTCCTGCGTTTGGAGACCTGGGTAAACTATCCGGCCCTGGAGAACGTTTTCGCATTGCTCCCCGTCGATGCGGACCACGTCCCACCCACGGGTAGATTTCCATCGGTAATCTTTATCCTCGTCCAGGTTTGACCAACCAGCGGGAGGCTCCGCGCGCTGAGCCACTTTGCTAGAGGCATCCGTTGGGTTATAAGCACCAAAAATTTTGAATCCGCCCACGCCCTTCGCTTCGATTTCGGAAAGGACGTTGTCAATGTCGAGCCAAATACCATCAGGGACATTTTCGATTTCATCGAGAAAAATAAAGAGTCGTGAGAGAGGGCCAAATTTCGGGTGAGGCTGCGGACGCGGTCTCCGGTGTTGCCCCTGAAGTCGCCCGGCCTTTTTGACATTCCCCTTCGGGATGACCACGCCGGAAATCGAGGAGAGCAAATCGCGCCGGTTCATTCCAATAAACAGGTCGCCAATCTGGCCGGGCATCGGGAGAGTTGCGTTTGCGTGCAGCGCTACAATGTGAGAGAAAAGATTCTGCTCCAGGTGGTTTTCGCTGGGGCCTACCACGCGAATCGTCGTCCACTCCGGGTCCCGGACCCATTCAAGAAAAAGCCGGACGCCCATCCCGTAGGATTTGCCCATTTTGGCCGCGCCCATGATGAGGCCCATGTCCGCCGTAGCGAACAAGTCCCAAACCTGTTTCACGGAGTGCGGGTCCGGCGTAAATTGGTTTGGAGACCAAAGCATCTGCGCCGCTTCCTCCATTCCGTTCGCCTCCATAATGGAGTGCAGAAAATTAATCAGAATCGGGTGCGCTTTTTCCGGGTCGTCCTGCGGCTTCAGTGCGCACGGAAGGCCCACGAAATCGGACACGAGCCGGGCGGCGTCGATATGCTGCTGCTTGTGCAGTAGCGCAGCGACGGCGAGGGCGGCGTCATGCGTTGGCTTATGTGGTAACATTGCGCCCGCAGGTCAAAATCTGGTCCAGCTTCCCGCTCGGGAACTTCACCAGCTTCGCGCGCTGCCATCCCTTACGGCCATACACTGCAATCCTCCGGCGCTGCCCTGGGCGGCATCCGAAGTTGACCACCCGCGAATCCATCATAACGGAGCCGCGCTTTGGCCTGGGGGTCGTCCTGGGGAGATAGAGCCGGGCGCGCCATCCGTTCGCCGTCCAGCTTTGCGCAATCAGCCGGAGCGCCTCCAGGTGGCGCTGGTTGTAAACTAGGAACACGTTCATAAAATTAAAGGCGGGGCTGTAACAAAAACTAGGCAGTTTTTCTTACAAGCGCCCGTTGATTTGGTTACAGTTTGGTCGCGGCTTTGTCCACAATGACATTGACTTGCGCCTGCTTCGCCGCATTCCTGCGGTAGAAGAGGGTAACGCCAATAGCACCAGATACAGCGCCGACAACAAGGAGGGCAACGCCCCCCACAATACTAGCAAGGATTACCATATACACTCTATAGTCTCTGTTTCAACGACAAAGTGTAGGAACAAAATGCAAAAAGAGCCGGTCCTCGAAAGGCCCCGGCTCTAGCTAGAGTTCTCTGTTTAAACGATGATTACTTCATTGGTTTCCCTTTCTCCTGGCTATGGCTAGGCCAGGGGCCATTTTGGTGACTTGGTTCCTTGCCGTTCGCGATGCGCGCGAGCCGCAACTCGCACTGCTCTTTGCGGAGAGCATTCGCCTCGTCCACTGCGTCCAGTCCGGTCGCCCGGCTGGCCAATCTTTCTTGAAACCGTCCGCCTCTCATACTGCTACGTCCTTTCGATGCGAGCGGAGACCCCATCCGTTGAGAATCTGCCGCACGCCTTTTTGTTTCCAGAGCTTGCCGGTCCGGGTTCGGTAATTGCCAGCATTCAAAGTGCCTGCAATCGTGTTGTCGTTTTCTCCCGCTTCGCGCAACGTGCGCATAGCGTTCAAAGTTTCCCACTCTCCCGGCTGGGTGCCGTAGGGAGTGTTGCCGCCGCAGTATTCACCACGGGCGCGTTTCTCGTCGCGGGCCTTTTTGAGCTTCATAACGAGGACGGATTTCTCCCACTGCGCTACGGCTCCAATGACTTGCCGGATTAAAATCCTGGTCGGGTCGGCCTGATTACTTGCTTGGTCATAAAGCCCGCCTTGGTCAGTCGCGAAAACCTTAATCCCGCGCTGGCGGCATTCCTTCAGAATAAATTCTTGAATCATCAATTCGCGGGCGAGCCGGTCAAGCCGCTCAACCACGATTGCGTCGCCGGGTTGCGCGGTCGCTAAGAGCTTCACGAGCG